ACTAATGATCTTTTCTGGGTCAGTACTTCCAAGAGCATTTTTACCTGACCATGTAACCTGTATTGTATAATTACTCATGTTTTCTACCCTATTCTAAATACCACGAAGCTCTTGTTTCCATCGAAAAGCGTTTCTCTTTCTGCTTTTTTCTGAGATAGGTTTCTTCTTTTTTGTCTTTATAATTTTACCGGCTATTCTCATCTTCACAGGTTTCATTTTAATAAATTCCCCTTTTTAAGAACGGAGGCCCTTAGAAAAACTAAGGACCCCCTAATCTTACTTAAGCGGCAGGTACAACAAAAGCAATACCAGAAGTATTCCGTAACTCACCTACACCATATATAGTGTCGGAAGTAAACAGATCACCAAGGTACTCTTGCTTGTACTGTGTTTGAGAACGAACACTTTGTTGCTCTACAAGTGCTAGAGCATCTTTGTGCATCATCAAACCAACACGGGCCGCATCACTTTCGATGCTTGGGCAATTAGAAGAGACATATACGTCCATGCCGTAAATGCTTCCAATTTTACCTGTCTTGATAGCATCGCCATCACCAATGTACTGTTGCTCAGTAAATCGGTTAATGCCAAGCATATCATTAGCGGCTACCGGAGGTATAACCATGAAACGACCACCCATGGGAACGTCAGCATTATCAAGAGTAAGTATCATTTTACGGATACCTGCATCAGTAATGTCAGTGTCGTTTGAAGAGTTACCTGTGAAGAGAGTAGTACCGTCTCCACCAATAACTGCTTTTTCCCAGAGTGACGCACTAGCACCACCTACTACACCACCTTGTAGACCTTCAGCCAACGTAAACAAATCAGTGTCTATCTGAGTAGCTAAAGCATAACCAGCATCATCTGTGTAGAAACGACGAAGTGAAGAGAGTGCTTGAACTTCGACAATATCTTCAATGACTACGGAATATTCGTAGTGTTTGTTGATGCTTAAGTTGACTACAGAGTGAGTATCACCTTGTAGGACAACCTGAGTATCTGCTACTTTTGCATTAGCAGACCCACGGACAGGAGCAGGGATATGAATTGTATCACCTTTCTTGCCATTGTGGTTAATTCTGGTTACTAGACCACCTAGAACCAGATTTTTTTTGTATCCAGCGATCACCTCATCACTCCAGAGTTCTGGAATAAAATTGGCGGCCTCTGTAACACCTTGACCGTTAGTACCTAAAGCCATAATTAGCTCCTTTTTTCTTTATAAGTTATTATTTAACCCTCCCGTCTGAATAAGCCTGAAGAATTTCATCTTGTAGACTTTCATAACGATCTGGATCACTATTACGAAGTCTGATTAGATCAGCCCTACGGTAGATTTTCTTACCTGCTGTAGATTCTGAAGAAGTCCTAGATACACCTTTGCCAGCTTTTAATGCTTGGTCTCTCTTTACTGCTTTGTTTGTCTCTGCTTCGCTAGTGTTACTAATCAGTGATCTTTCTTTCCAGTTTCCCAGAAGTTCCATCGCTGAATCAATATCATAGTTATGAGCATTTACAAATAACTGTGTGCGTATCGGGCTATCTTGAACCCACTCCTGAAACTTAGAGTCTCCTACGACCTTAAGATAATCAGGATGCGCTACTTCGAGTTTTTGAGTTGTAGCTTGTGCAGACTGCACTTTTTGTTGCTCTTCAAACTCACGGAACTTTGGATGATTTTCAATGGCTTTATTGACTGCTTGGTCAGGGTCATCAAAAAAATCTGTCTCCTCTTCTTCTTGCGCTTCTGTTCCGCTCTGTTTAGTGGTAAGTTGTTGCTGTAAAATTCCGTCAGTTAACTTACGAAGTTCGCCTATTTCTTGCCCTTTCCTTCCCAGTTCTTTTTCTAGGTTTTCATAAGAAGAAACTATATCTTCTACTGACTTACCTTTGAACTTATTTGGAAGTTCTGATTCTAAAGGTTGTTCCTGTTCTACGAGAGCCTCTGTTTCTATTTCAGCAAATTTAGCCGCTTCTTCTACAGTCTCTACGGGTTCTTCAACAACTACACTATCCATATTACTAATCCTCCGTCTATAAAGATTATGGAGTTAAAAATGTTGGAGTTAGGTATCTTCTAATTGATCCAACGCTAATTTGGTGGTTTCCTCTAAATTAACAATCATATTTAGCATATCCACCTGCCCTCTTCTTAAATAAAGGGTTCTTTCATCGTCTATTGTTTGTATTTTTTCTAATGATTCTGCCATTGAGGTTAACTCTTTTGTCAAGAGATCCCAAGCTTCATTAGAAAATAAATCTAGACGTTTTTCTAAAAATTCTCTGTCC